CAAGCATTTTAGGCACAGGAGCCTCTCCAAACTCATCCTGATACCGCTTGGCCATCTCTGCATACTGCCGCCCGATCAACGGATAGCCCGGACCCGCACCGTCTTTGATCCTGGTTCGGTCTGACTGAGTGGCGGTTAGGCGAGTTTTGCCCTCGACGTTCATGTCACCGAGAACTTCAGACAGCTTCTTGACCCTAGATGTCTGGCCTGCCATGTCTCTTGCCGCTCGCCCTCTAGCAATCTTTCTGCCGTATGGGGTGATCTCACCGTCTTTAAACGACTTGGCCAGCTGCTCCGGGGTCAGCTCAGGCTGCTCAACATCCTTAAATCGCACTGGCTTAGGTGGTGTCGCGTCCTGCTTTGCGGCTATCGATGCAATACTTTCGCCAACTTCTTCAACAACGTCCTTAACCACAGGCGCTGCCGCCTTAATTCCTTTTGCGGCAAAGTCGCCAGCAATCGGGATAAGGCCAGCCATTGCTGCGAGTCCGCTTACACCAGCATCAAAGTATTGGCCGTCTTGTAATGAGTTCCATGCATCATCAGCGTCAGCAGCTTCGCCATAGACAGGCACAAAGTCCATAACGCTAGACAGCGAGTCAGCCCTACGATTAGCGTCAGGATCATCAGAGCCGCCCAGCATATCAACTAGATCACGATAAGCCTTGGATCTCATTGATTCCGGCATGGCTTCAATGGTGCCCACATCCTCACCACCTAAGTGATATGGCTGATCGTCGAGCGGTGAGCGCCCTCGGTTGAATGATTTGCTCAAAATATACTCCTACGCGGCATAAGGGTTGCCAGTGTTTGTCTTCTCAGGTCTACGTTCGTCTGGGTCTTTTGCCTGTGGCAACTCAAACCATCTGTCATTCTTAAAATAGATGATGGCCTGCGTGAACGTATCCACGTAATCGTCGTGAGACGCCACAGGAAACTTCGATAGCTGCTTGACGAAGTCATGCGCCCAGCCCACGAAGTGGCCAGGGTTCTTCTTCGACTCAGGTATCCACACCATGCCTAGCTCCAGTGTCGGGGCAGCTTGGTGCGCCCGGCTAACTTTATCAGCGTTACCCGGATTGTAGCCGATAGCCGGGACATTGGCCAATCTTAGATCCTGGAGCAGCGATTGTCCACTCGCTTTAGCCTCGACCAAGATGCGGTCCGGTCTGCGTGGCCTAGAGAACTCGCTGTCTTTACTCATGCCGCCGTACTCTGTCGCCCAGTCCTTGATCGCCCTGGCTCGCAGGTCCGGGTAGCTCAGGTACTCATCCCAGGCATCAATCAGCATGACGTTACGCTTCCCGGCGTGAGTGAACACGGCCCACACGCTACACGCTGTTGGGTCGCCAGTCGTCTTCTCAGTGAAGGCGCAGTCATAACTCTGCAGGATATACTCAAACGGCGGCAGGCCACGCTTGTGCGGCCACATCTCGATGTAATCAGTCTTGAGTATGCCGCCCTCAGATGGGTTAGGATCTTGCTGCAGCTGACCCGCCGTGCCGTAAACACCAAGCAGGCGCTTCAGATCGGCCACTTCAGCCTCACCGAAACGCTCCGGGCAGATCAGCTCACCCTCAACCGTGCGAGGATCGTAAGCCCCAAGACTGGTCGTCCGGCGCTTGCCATCCCACTCTGCCGGGATCATCAGGTGTTCCCAGCCACCAATATCTTCGAGAATGTGCCCACTAATGTCACGCTCATGCAGGCGCTGCATGACGGTCACCATGGAATCTTTCTTGGGATCGTTGAGTCGTGTGGACCACACCTGGTCGAACCATTCAAGCGATGACTCCCGGATCGCATCGGATTGCGCCTCCTGGGCAGCGTGTGGATCGTCGAGCAGTAGCCGGGAGCCACCTTCACCTGTGGCCGTACCACCAACCGATGTTGCGATGCGGTAGCCAGTAGCAGAGTTCTCAAAGCGTTGCTTGGCGTTCTGGTCGCCGGATAGCTTGAACAGGTGACCCCACCGTTCTTGATACCAAGGCGATTGAATCAGTCTCCGGGCTTTTAAGTTATCCCGGATTGACAGCGCCCCGGAGTAAGACGCGCACAAAAACTTCTGCGCCGGGTCGGTCAGCCACTCCCACATCGGCCAGATGACCGAGACGATAGTGGATTTTGAATGTCGTGGAGGAATATTAATCAGGAGCTTTCTTATCTCACCAGAGCTGATGGCCTCCAAGTGCTCGCAGATCTCCTTAATGTGCCATGACTCAACGAAGGGAACACCAGGTTCGACAACGTGCCAGCTCTGCTGCACAAACTCGTACAGCGAAGCCGAGGCGGCTCGCCTGTCTCGTTCGTACTTGATTGCTTCAGCAATAAGCGTTGGCGACATCGAGTTCATTTAGATTCGGCTTCTTTAGATCCTTTGGACATAAGGTAGTCCATGTTGTCTAGTTCTTCGTCCGTCAAGTTCTTGAGGTCGAGAGCCGTGATTGTGAGAGGGCCACCATTTGCACCAGTGACTTCTTGTGTGGTTTTGTCGCCGTAGACTTTTGGCATCATCTTGGAGAGCAGCCATTTTCTACTGTCAACTCGCAGGCGCTGATGTTGCACCGCCGCTGAGTCATAACGAGAAATGCCGTGCTGGTCAACAATGGACACAGGCTCAGAATCAGAAATTTGTAGCACTTCTTCAGCGATAGCGTGTATCATTGCCTCACGCGCCTGCGCGTACTGGTCGGACAGCTTGCCGTCCGGCTTCACCCATCCGAGGAAAGTGCTCTTCGGAACACCAGCACTAAAACAAGACTTACCACAAGGAATGCCACTCGACATGAGTGTGCAGACTTTGTCGACGAACATTTGTTTTTCTGTATCTTTATACTTCATCAATCGTCTCCGTCTTTCCAGTCGATTCATTCAATTGCATATTATCTCTCTCCTTATTGCATTAAGCAACGAGTTTGTTATCACGTACTAATTCTCTGGGCTTGTACTTAGGGTACTAGGTACTACCCCTATAGGGTAGTAGTACCTTTAGTACCCATAATTAGCACAATAAAGCGGTAAAAGGTACTAGGTACTAGATAGGGTACTTAGTACCTTTTAGTACCCTCTTATTTACCCTTCCTTATCATAAAAGAAGAGGCCATTACGAGGTCTAAAATGACATAACCGTGCTCATATTTCTTCACAATTTCACCATTAATAAGGTTACAAATTGGCCCAGTATCGTAGCTTGGCTTCATGTAATTGTTGATGGCTGAGTCCTTTAATCCGTCAGTTCTAAGCATTTCTTTGAACGCTGAGATGCTCACGTAAGGAACATTTCCACCGTTTAATGGTCGAATTTCTGCCCCACCAGACCACCAAGCTCGCTCTAAAAGCTTCTTATGTTTGTCTATTTTGGAGTCTTTTTTAACCTTTTGGACGCGCTCTTCGTCATCAAATACTGCGACACAGGTGCTGACTTGCTCCCCAAATTTACTGATTCCCATCTCTACAACGGCCAACTTAAAGGGTATTTCTGTGCCCTTGGAGGGCAGTTCTCGTTGCTTGGTCATGGTTGCAGTGCGCTGTAAATTCTCCTCGACCACGTAGATTTCGGTGTCTATATGAGCACGTATTGTTGAGCTACCACGGGCACCTCTAGACGCATCTTTACCACTATGGTGGATGATTAAAAAGGCGGTGTCAGCTTCGTAAACTACCGAGTCTATGCGCTGTAAAATGGGCACCATATCCTCGCCAGAGTTCTCGTTTGCACCTGCCGTCATGCGAGCTAATGTGTCGCCAATAACGAGGTTAACCTTGGCACCTGTGTCGGACTCAACCTGTCTAACTAAGGCAATGACCTCGATGGCATGTTGGTCGCTGGTAAAGAAATTGATGGGAACCTGGACTATAAATAGGTTGGCCATGTCACAATTATGGTAGTCTTTTATGGCCTGAACTCGACTGATAACGCTTGCTGGACTCTCTGTGGCAAGGTATATTACCGCGCCTTGTTCGACCTGCTTGCCCATAAAGTTCACGCCTTCACAGATAGCGTGGGCCATTGACAAAGCGTAAAAGGTCTTTCCTGAGTTGCTGTCGCCATAAAGAAGTGACTGAGATTTGCGTACAATCATGTCCTGAATTAGCTCATCAGGTGCGTTGTATTTCTTGGATAGTGAGTCACCACTGACCACTCTAAGCGTGTCGTAAATGCTACTTAATGGCGGCAATAGAATGGCAACCAGCTCTTCAACGCCTGACAACTTCACATAGTCATTGGCGTCACCTAGTATGGGCGGCATGACCACTTTAGCACCATATTTCTCAGCGGCTTGGTTGGCATACTTCTTGCCCACGCCGTGCTCATCGTTGTCTGCAACGAGAATGATCTCTTGATCATTGCCGTACCTTTGACGCATTATTTCAGTGACTGCTGGCAGGTTACTGGCACTATAAGCCACAACACATGGCCTACCTGTGACCTCATAAATGGTCGCTGATGTAGCAAAACCCTCTGCGATAAAGAGCGGTCCATCCTCGTCCATAGTGCCCAGCGTCCAGAATTTACCCGACACCGCACCGCCAGAATGGAATTGTTTTCCACCATCAGAGCTGATGTACTGCAGGCTGCTCATTTCGTCATCATCGCCATATAATGGCAGTGCTAGACGACCATCGCCAGTCACACGAGAGCCATGAGAGCCTACGCCTTTGTGCTGTAGATAAGGGTGAGTATCCTCAGATCCTGTGCATTTAGTCCAGATCATCTCGACTGTATGGCTTGCGACTTCACGCTTTTGAGCCATCTCTGCGTCACGAACTTTTTTAGACTCACTTAAACGACGACTGTGAGCCATCTGTTCAGCACTGCTCAGTTCACGGCCAACGTCAGCTCGCCAAGTGACCTCTAGATCCAAGCGCCAATCGCCAAAGCGACCTGCAGGGATGCCGTCAGAAAAACAACAGTACCAACTGTTCTTGTCTTTCTTTCCGCTTCCAGCAAATCGATGTAGCTTACCATCAAGGTGAACTTGGCTAGGAGGAACTAATCCTGACGCCTTCATGGCGTCTATTAACTGGAATTCGGGTGGCTCTGCTCTAGGTGCTTCTTGGGGCTTAAACGGGTGATCAAATATTCTGGCCATTTTCACGCGCCTTTACATAGTCGGCCAAAAGCTCGACTGTTGAGTAGCGTGGGTCAGTATCCCCTTTCATTAAGCGCGTCACTACGTTGTAGTGTAGGCCACATGCCTCGGCAACCTTACGCAGATTACTGTCTGCAAGTTGCTCTTTTATATGCTCTAACCTCATGATTATCATTCCTGTGTGAATATATTTACCTTCAACGCTTGTTATAATGCATTAAAGTAGATAGTATAGCAACAGCTTCACCCGGAATATTTCCAACCGAAGCTTTAAAACTAAGGAAAACGTAATGTCTATTCAACTAAAAAATACGGGCGATCTGCACGATCACGGCCTGAAAGTCTTGGTGTATGGTCAGGCGGGTTGTGGTAAAACCACGCTCGCTAAGACTCTACCCAAACCCGTTGTTCTATCAGCCGAGGGCGGCTTGCTCTCATTGAAGGATGACAATATACCTTTTATAGAAATTAAAAGCATGACTGATTTGCACGAGGCATTCAGCTGGCTAGAGGATTCAGACGAATTTGAGTCTGTTGTGCTGGACTCTATCTCTGAAATTGCCGAGGTCGTTTTGGCTCATGAGAAGAAAATTAATAAGGATGGCCGTGCAGCATACGGAGAAATGGATGTGCAGTTGAGCGAGATTATTCGCGCCTTCCGTGATCTGGATATGCACGTACTAATGACCGCAAAGCTAGAGAAACAGCAGGATGAGATGGGGCGTATGCTGTACTTTCCCTCTCTGCCTGGAAATAAAACCGCGCAAAAACTCCCGTATTTCTTTGATGAGGTGCTCGCACTTCGCATTGAAAAAGATGACGAGGGCAAGACCCAACGTGCATTAATGTGCGACTCCGATGGCCTATGGTTGGCCAAAGATCGCAGCGGCAGGTTGGATGCGTGGGAAGCGCCAGATCTTGGCGAGATCATTGCTAAAGTTGGAGGTGTAAAGTGAATAAAATAAATTTAGAAACTGATTCAACCAAAAAAATACAACATCTTTTATATGAGTTTAATTATTGCTTAAACAATAACCAAGCAACATTAGATGATTTATTCAATAAGCGTAGCGTCTTGGTGGAAAGTAATAAAAAGGTTGTGAAAACAATTGCTGAATTAGAATCCGATATTGGTATGGGTATTGAGTACACAAAAGATGCTTTGGAAAATATCGAACTGCTTGGTAACGAGTTAGAACGTAGGGGTAAGGCATGAGCATCTACAGCGATTGGCTAAAGGCTAAGGCTGCTGAGAAAGAAGCGACTGAAAAGAGGCGAGTCATTGAAGACGAGCTGGCAAAGGAGTACCTTCCCGACAATTTTCAGGGCACCGTTTCTGTTATGGATAACGGCTACAGCATTAAAATTGTAGAACGATTAACCAGCAAGGTTGATGGCGACAAGCTACAGGAATTAGCAACCGAGGCAGGCTTAACTGAGCACCTTGGCCAGCTATTTCGCTGGGTTCCGTCCATTAACATGTCGGCTTGGAAAGCGGCAGATGAAAGCATTACTGAAGCACTACTAGGAGCGGTCACCACCAAGGCTGGTCGCCCATCATTCACTATTGAGAAGGAAGAATAATCATGGCAAATCTCGGACAATCATATAACACAAGCGATATCCCAGAGAATCAAAATAACTTTGAGCCAATCCCAGTGGGCTGGTATGAGGTGACGATCAACTCTGCGGATTTAAAAGAAACCAAGGCTGGCACAGGTGAGTACATCGCCATGCGCTATGATGTGCTTGGACCAGCCCATCAGGGTCGCGTTATTTTTGGCAACTTAAATTTCCGTAACCCTAATCCGAAGGCGCAGGACATCGGCATCCAGCAGTTGGGTGAGATCATGCGAGCGATTGGCTTGCCATCGGTAGAAGACACCGACCAATTGGTAGGCGGTCACCTTGAGATTAAGGTGAAGATCCGTGAGGCTAGCGGTGGATACGATGCGTCTAACGATGTGAGCGGATTCAGAGCGGTTAAGGGTGGCGCTGTACCGATGGCCACTAAGAAGGCTGCGAAGTCTGATGCTGCTCCTGCAGCTGCGGCTCCACCTTGGGCTAAGAAGTAAATGTCCAGCAACAAAACGTAGTTTTTTTATGCGTTTTGTTATTTATTTGAAAAAAAAGGCGGCTGATCAAGGCCGCCAACTACTACACAGGTAAAGAAGGAGAGATTTATTATGGCACTAATACCACCACCAATCCAGCACATCTCCAGTATGATTGACGC